CAGGCGATCACTCCGGCCATCCAAGGCGTCCAGCCGGTTGTCACGGCGGTTGTCGCGGCCATTACTGCGGTGATTCAGGCGCTCATGCCGGTCATCTCGCAGATCAGCAGTCTCATCACTGACGTGGTGGCTGCCATCACGCCGGTGATTCAGGGCCTTCAGCCTTTGGTTACGACGGTGGTGCAGGCGATTACCAGCGTGATTCAGACTCTGGTGCCGGTGATTCAGGCTCTCGCGCCATTGGTGTCCACCATCATTTCCGCGATCGTCGGCTTCATCAGCTCGACACTGCTGCCGACTATCCAAGCGATGCTGCCATTCATCCAAGGCATCATCAATGGCATCACGATGGTGGTCAAGGGCATCGTCAATGTCATCCAAGGCGTCATCAATCTGGTGACCGGCCTGATTCATGGCAATTGGAGCCAGGCGTGGAATGGCTTTAGTCAAATTGTGCATGGTGTTGTGCAAGGCGTGCTCGGCTTTTTGGGTGGCATTGGCAGTGCGATTATCGGCATCTTCGCTGGTGCTGGCACGTGGCTGTGGAATGCCGGCGCGTCGATCATCAATGGTCTGCTCAATGGTCTGAGGGCGGCTTTCGGCAAAGTTAAGAGCTTTGTGAGCGGCATCGGCGATTGGATCGTCAAACATAAGGGTCCGCTCAGCTACGACAAGGTGATGCTTAAGCCTGCTGGCTTGGCGATCATGCAGGGCTTTGACAAGAGCCTCAAGGTTGGCTGGAAGGACGTGCAGCGCACTGTCAATGGCATGAATGCGCAGATCAACGGCGGTTTTGACGTGGATGCGTCGAAGTCGGGGCGCGCGAATGTCAGCAATGGCGGTGGCGGTGCCACGTATGTCACGCAGACGTTCAATTATCCCGCGATCGCGCCCACGTCGATTTCGACGCAGCAGAGATTGCAGACTGCGGCGATGCCGCAATGGTGACAAGTGAAAAGGGTGGTGCAATGATTCTCACGGATTATCTCATCGAAGGTCAGCAGCTGACCGGTGAGCATGCGAGCCTGATTGTCGGCACCACCCATTTCACAAGCATTAGCCCGCGCATTAATTCCGTGACCGTGAATGGTCGGAATGGTGTGATGCTTCCTGCTGGTCCGGTGGCTTTCGATGCGCCAGAAATCACGCTGAAATTCATCACCAATGGCCCTGACTCCGACGTGCTGATGCATCGCTTCTATAGGCTCTGCCGTTTGGCTTCAAAGCTGACTCGCGTGGAGCGTGACACGGTGTCCGGTTGGACTCGGCGCATGACTGCAAGCGCAGTGTGCACGTCCTGTCAGCCGGACGGTGACGAGATTCCGTGGGATGACCACCGCGCGGCCACTGCAGTATTTCAACTGCCGGATGTTTTTTGGCAGGGGGAGCAGTGGCAGGAGCGCACCTTGGACGCGACTGG